AACCCGACCACATGATTTACAGTCCTTACTAGAAAGTGGGTATAATAAGCAGAAACTAAGAGCGCATAGCGATTACTTTTACAATCATGCTATGAACGATTGGGCATATACGCATTGGTCATGGGCTGATATCATGTGCGAGAGTAAAGCTAAAAACCTAGCCAGCTTCAAACTTTATGATACATATAAGACATATGCTTGATAAAATTAAAAACCTTTTAGGATTAAAAAGTAAGGAGCTAAAGCCCGAGTCTCCCAGCGAGGCTAGTCCCAAACCTAAAAAGAAGTTGACCCCTAAAGCGGAGGCAACTGCTAAAGGTGAGCCATATGTAGCCATACTTAGGGTAGACCTAGATCCTAATAATATTAATAATGGTGCCTTTGAACTAGATTGGAACGATAAATTTTTACTTAACTTAATAAAACAAGGTTATAAGGTTAAAAAAGAAGACACTGACAATGAGATTGTTGATCGTTGGTTCCAAACAGTATGCCGTAATATTGCATTAGAAGTTTATGAGCAAGAGATTGCTGACCCCGAAAAACGCCGCGATGATGTACGTGTAGTGCGACAGCGCGATTTGGGTAACGGTCGTACCGAAGTTAGTTGACACGCACAATAAACTAGTATAATATACGTATATTATACTATTAAATAGGTGTGCTTGTGAAATACGCATTGATCGATACTGCAAACATGTTTTTCCGTGCCCGTCATATTGCTAGTCGCAATAGCAATACTTGGGAAAAGATCGGCATGGCATTACACTTGAGCCTCTCTAGTATAAATCAAGTTGTACGTAAATTTGAAATTGATCATGTTGTTTTTTGTCTTGAAGGTAGGTCATGGCGTAAAGACGTATATCCCCAATATAAGGCACATCGTAAAGTTTTAGAGCAAAGCCTAACTGAGGCTGAAGCAGAAGAAAACAAGATGTTTTGGGAAACGTATGATATGTTCACTACGTTCCTCCGTGAGAAAACTAATACATCGGTATTGCGCCATGTACGGGCCGAGGCAGATGACTTAATTGCACGATTTGTACATCTGCATCCTAACGACGAACATTATATCATCAGCAGCGATACCGATTATGTTCAACTTATAAATGACCGTGTAAGACAATACAACGGCATTACTAATCAATTGATTACTCTTGAAGGTTATTTTGATGACAAAGGTAAGCCTGTCAAGGATAAGAAAACTGGAGAACATAAATCTCTCGGTGACCCACAGTTTCACTTGTTTGAGAAAATTATGCGCGGTGATGCAGGCGACAACGTATTCAGTGCATATCCTGGTGTACGCACTAAGGGTAGCAAGAACAAGGTCGGCTTAACTGAGGCATATAGTGATCGTCACAAGCAAGGTTTCAATTGGAATAATATGATGCTACAGCGTTGGGCAGACCCTGACGGTGTTGAGCATCGTGTTAGGGACTTGTATGAGCGTAATAAACTATTGATTGACTTGACTGCACAGCCCAATGATATTAAAGACCTTATCGATGTAGCTATCGCCAATGGTGTCCGTACTACAACAACGCCCCAAGTAGGTGTACACTTTATGAAGTTTTGTGGCAAGTACGAACTCAACAAAGTTAGTGAGCAGGCTGAGACTTATGCTAAGTGGCTGAATAATCCTTATAAGGGCAAATTATGCAATCCAGCTTAGATGACACACCCGATGTTATTGCCACTATGCCCGGCGATGCAAATTTTAAGTTTAGTGCAAAGTTTGTTCAATATCCACGTGCTGCTATTGGAGTCACAAAAGATTGTCCTAGTGAATACAAGGACCTTATACAAACTATGCAACACAAAGGATGGTTATATCCAATTGCATATATACCATCAAAAGAATTTATTTGGGCAAAACTTAAGGAGTAATTATGACAGAGTTAATAGCTAAGACAATTATTAAAGATCAGTATTGGGTAGTCACTGATGGAGAAAAGAAGGTAGGCAATGTCCAGGCAAATGGCACAGGATTTGAAGTTAAGTTAAATGGCAGTTTGTCACAGTTTACAAATGTTCAAGACATACGTAAAAAGACCAAAATTAGATTTGAACCTCTAAAAAGTAATAGAACTCAAGTAACTTTACCATACCCTGAATATCCTACTACAAATAAAACATATAACAATATTTTCGACTTAAAGAAAAAGTTACACTTATTTACTAAGACACGCAAAAGTAAGTGTTATCATGCTGCAGGTTGGTTTTTAATTGAACAGAACAGCTTCAAACAAGCTGTATTCTGTCCAAAATATATCTTTATACAGAGATATGACTATCAGGGACCGTTTAAATCTGAGGACGAAGTAAATCTGCTACTAAATACTTAATGTTACAAATTAAGAACTTTATTGAAAAGGTATCATATTTAGAAAGTCGTAAAGTTAAGGATTGTGTTATACCAGTTGATGATGCTAGGTTATTACGTGATGAGATAGCAAAACTGTTGGCTGATCTTAATAATTTTCAAAATAGTAAAAAGCAAGAGGTTTTAAAGGTCGAAATAGTAGGTGGTAAATTTAAATGAGTAGAACACAACCTAAAGTAATATTAGAACATGTGGACAAAAACACATATAAAAATATACAGATTGTTGAGGCATCAGGTATTTGGGCTGTTTTCTATGATGATCAACCAATTAACTTAAAAGCCAGTCATTATCTAGCTAATGAGGCTGCGCCTAAGTATAAGAAAACAAGTTTTAGTAATCCTGGACATGCTAGAAATTTATGTAGAAAATTAAACAATCAGTTTAAAACTGACAAATTCACTGTAGTCTTTATGAATAAGGGTACTACCGTTTATCCTGATGACCTATAATAAAACCGCAATAACTAAAATTGTATTAAAAAATTTACCTTCAGATAATGATGTTTATAGTTCACTGCCTATAGACACCGTAATATTTCGTTGGTTCGTTGGTGGTAGAAGTGGTTCAAGTTGGCAGTTAAAACAAGAGGGCGAAGATTGTTTTCAACTGGCTCAAATATCAAATTATGATTATCAATTGTTTCCAAATGGCTTTAAAAAAACAAGCATAAAACCTATACAACTTATTCAAGTATTACAGAAAAAATTAAACTGTCCCTTTTTTATTGATATTAAACTTAAGGACATTGTAAAAACTAAAATGTCGGAGTATTATGGGAAGGGACAACCTTATCTAAGAATTTATGATGATAAATTAGCTATGCTTATATCATTATATGGCAGCGTAGAAGAATATATTAAATCGGATGTTAAACTGTGAATGAAGTTGAATTAGCCAATGAGTTAAGGCTATGGATACAGGAGTTCGTAAGCACGCCTAACAAATTACTCAATAATTGGCCTCCTTGCCCATTTGCTGGACAAGCATATTTGTCAAACCAAGTAGAAATACAATTTCATAATACCGAAGATTTAGAAAGTTTTATAACCTCACACCTGTATAAATTGACTAAGCTTGATGTAATTATTTTCTGTATAGAAACGAATTATATAAATGTTCAAGATTTATCAAATAGAATTGAATTTTTAAACAAAAGTCTAAGTGAATATGATATCGTTTTGCTAGAGGATCATCCTAATCAAATAGAAAACCTTAATGGGGTAATCATGAATTTCGGTAAGTGTATTCTCGTATTTGCCCAAAAATTAAGTAAATTGAATGATGCAAGTAAACAACTAAAAGAAAAAGGATATTATGCTAATTGGCCTGCTTTTAATTTAGAAAATGTAGTAGATTGGCGAAATAAATAGTTGCATGAAATATGCCAGGATAAATTTAAATAAAACCAACTATACTCAACTTACCAACTTTAAAATCATCACAACGCCTGACATATACTTATTAAATGAGATTTACAAAAAGTATTGTCAATACAAAAATTTTGAAAGTGTAGTTCCTATATTTGAAAACGAATATAGAGATCCAAATACTGATGTGTTTGGATACTATGAAAATTCTAACCTTATAGCCTTCACTATGGTAAAACGTCAAGATAATTCAAATGTAGAAAATTATCAGTTTGCTTGGAATTATAGTAATCCTAAATTGCGTTTAGGCATAGAAAGCCTTAAAAATGAATGTGCCTATTATAAACAATATGGTTACAAATATATGTATTTGGGCTATGACGATATATACAAAAGTGAGATAGATGGTTACGAATTAGTAGAACCTATATGATAAATGTACATACTGGTTGGAATTCATTAGAAGAAGTATGGTTAGGAGACGTATATCCTAAAGAATTTTATGATGACCTACCAACAGATGTTAAAACAGCTTTTAATCAAGTCACTGACTGGACTAAAGAAGATTTGTATATAATACAACATAAGTTAGAACAATTGGGTGTAAGAGTAAAAAGACCATATATAGACGTTAATAATAAAAACTTATATCTTGACGCTTCTACACAAAAATTAAAAAAGCCTCCTATATGTTTAAGAGATAACAACACCGTAATAGGAAATCACTTGATATTTAGAGACACTGATTTTCCTAATTTAATAGAAGGTATAGAAGAAAAATACTTATTAAATGTGTCACCCGGTGTCTATGTCAGCGGAGCTAGTTTAGTTAAAGTAGGAAGAGATTTATTATTTGATGCCCCTTTTATTGAAAGGCTTCATAGTAAAGAGGCAATATTTTATAACTTTTATAAATTTGAAGAAGTAATAAGACTATTAGAAAAAGACTATAGAATAAATTATTCTACCAATGGTGGTCATTGCGATGGGGCATTTATGCCTATTAAATTTGGGGTATACTTGTCAACTGAATATGCAGACGTATATGATTTCTTTTTGCCTAGTTGGAAAACTGTTGATTTTCCTAAACATTTTAGTATCCCAAAATTTCAAGGAATGCACACTATGAATTTTAGATGGAAACTTCCTAAATGGACTTTTGCAGATAATCAAGGTTTTAGTAAGCAAATTTTTAATCAATATCTTGAAGAGTTTTGTAAAACTTGGATAGGAAACTATACAGAAACATA